TATTCTTCGTTCCAAACTTGATACCGGATGGCAAATTCTTTGACGATTGCTGTGTAAATCTCAATCAGCTTCTTGTCATGGGCAATGACATCAACCTTTGTTGTATTCTTGCGCTGAGTTTTTGAAGTCCCTTCCTCAGCCATTCGCCGTCTCAGGTTGGTTAGCCGTGTCTTAAGTGATACCCCACCTCGCCGGTCTACCTCGTCGTAGATATCGTTGCGAGTCATCTTGTATGATTCACCTGTGTTACCTTGCTGACGTGCAATCTTACTAATGAGGTGTGAGGTCTCATTCCGCCAGTCCATGGTAGACGTGGCAACAATCTCACTAACGCCATCAATTTTGTTTTCGAGGCGGTGTTGGGTACGTTCGCTAGCTGCTAGCTTATCCACAACACCTTGCATGAATTGAAGCTCGGGAGACAGTGCTGAGGCACGAGACTTAACTTGCTGTTCCATCTCATTGAACGCCTTAATGTATTGGAGTTTGAATCCGTCAGCTTTGTGTCCCGTGAAACCCATTACGATAAATGAAAATCCATCACGGTTCATGTAGTACATTGGGTTCGACTTGCCACTTTTGTCCTTGTACGCCCCCTCTGCAAACATCGAATTGTACTGAGCCGAATTTTCGGCTGAGTTAAGTTTGTTTTTAATTGCTTCCATAACGTGTTTGTGCTGCTTATCAAATACCTCTGCTACTTGCAAGCTACTGGTGACTGCTTGTTTGTCTTTCATAATTACTAATTCATTCATGTGGTTCATTCCTTTCTATACTGGTTGTTCGATAGGAAACTTCGGTTTTTCCGAAGTCGGGTTTAAAAAAATATCGTTTACAGAAACATGCAAAGCTTTTGCCAGTTCATCTAGTCGATCATAGTTAGCCTTTCGTAGTGAATAAACATCACTTTCATAGCTAGAAATCGTCCGTTCAGTAATGCCCGTTTCCCTTGATAGATCAGCCTTTGACATGCCTCTAATTCCTCGCCATTGCGAAAGAGTAAACTTTTCTTCCTTAACCATCGCTTCATCTCCTCTTGTTTACAGTTACTAATATACACTTCGGTTTTTCCGAAGTCAACCTAAAAAATCGGAAAATCCGAAATTATGTTTCGGAAATACCTTTCGGTTTTTATGAAATAATGCTATAATTAGCTTATAATTTAAGGGAGGGAAATTAAAAATGTTTTCTGATAATCTGAAATACCTGCGAGAGAAAAATAATATGAGTCAAATTGAACTTGCTACAAAGTTGGGACGTAAGAGTACCTCCTCAATCAGCGAATGGGAAAAAGGAAAATATCAGCCAAAAGCTGGTGTGCTTTCTGATATTGCACACATTTTTAATGTTAATTTAGATGATCTCATGAACAAAGATTTGCGCAATGAGAACGAGGTGTCCTCTCCTAAGCTTGATGTGTTAAGTATTTTTAATCAACTAAACCTAAAACGTCGGCGCGCTGTTCTAAAATTTGCTGTTAAACAGTTAGACGAACAAAGACAGGAAAATAAAAACGTCATTACTTTTCCTAACAAGCATAATACAACTACTATTGATGTCGACGGCGTGTTGTCAGCCGGTGTTGGTGAGTTCCTTGATGATTCTACTAAGCCATTCACTGTAACCGTGCATAAGCCTGTCCCCAGCAATTATGATTACGCCTTCCAGATAAACGGCCACTCAATGGAACCTGTCTATCAGGACAAGCAAGTTGTCTTCGTCAAGAAGGAAGACGATTACCGTGATGGTCAGATCATTGCCGCGGTTATGGACGGTTGTGCGTATCTGAAAAAGCTGTCAGTAGTTGATGGTGAGGCTACGCTGGTATCACTCAACCCACAATATCCTAATATCAAAGTTGATAAAGAGACTGGCGTCAAAGTATTAGGCGTTGTATTCTCATAAGTCCCCTACATGGGGGCTTCTCTTAGCACTCAAAAAGAACATACGTTTGATTAACCGGGTGGTTGGTCATGGGTCCGAGTCCTATGTAATCAGTTGCTTCACAACTTAAATATGGAGGTTGCTATTATGACAACGTTTGAATTAGAAGAATACTTGGAAGCAAATAGTCAGATTGTCGATAATTTTCGAGATAAATATGCTGCATTCCTAAACAAACAAAACGCAGACCGCCCCACCAATAAAAAGTGGAGTAGTCTGCGCATTAAAAATGAGACCAGCAGTGCTGTCATCAAATTCATTAGCAATATCCAAGCCAAATTGAGTTCAGCCATGAAGCCCCGTCAGCGAAAATCTTATGATGGCTGGGTTGATTATATGGAACGCAATGAAACCATTGATAGCTTGGAAGAATCCCTAATGGATCTGGATTTTGCTTAAATAAATACCACTGGCACTCGATATTAGCGGTATGATTATACTAATCAGGAGGTAATTCTATGAAAATTATTAACGTTGCTTTGCATGTTAAACCCGAAATGAAGTCACAGTATGAGGCATTTGTACACGAATTGGTTGTCTGCTCTTCAAAGGAAGCTGGTAATGAATTCTATGGTCACTTTAAATCATTGATCAATGACAACGATTACGAAATAATTGAACATTGGAAGGATCAAACAGCGGTCGAATCCCACAATGAAACTCCCCACTTTCAAAATTTCTTAGATCACATTAATGATTATTTAACGTCAGCTCCTGAAATCACGCGCATGAACTACTAATTATCGAAGTTATCTGTTACAGGAGGCGCTCACAATGCTTTTACTGCTAACACTCATAGTTATATGGGCAGGATACAAGTTCTTCACACAGTGGATATGGTGGATCATAGGCATCATGCTGCTAATAGACGTATGGAAGATTGTTACGTCATGGCCAGCGTTACTGATAATTGCCGGCACATGTTTCTACTTGCTATATAAGCGACATAAGAAAAGGCTACCACGTAAGAAAGTTAAACCTAAGTTATCTGAACCAGTTGATATGCATGGAAAACACTTTTAAACTTGATACTTATGTACAAAAAAGGTAAACCCAAACGGGTTTACCTTTTAAACAACTAGTTAAACTAATTAAGCAATCCAGCTGTTATCTGGCGTACTGTTATTAGTAGCTGCATTCTTTACCAACTTAGCAGTGTAATATGCTGATAAAGTGTCACCATAGTTAGCACGACTATTGTCAGTTGCAAATGCACTGTCGCTAGTTAACTTAAATTCGTAATGGTATGCTGTACCATCATTAGAATAGTAAGTCTTGTTACCCTTTAGAGTAGCGCCTGCAAGTGCTTTTTGAATAGCAGTAGTATTTACGCTGTCACCTTTCTTACCAGTAAGAACGGAGGCATCAAAACCAGAAACAGTTACGTCACTGGTAGTCAATGTGTCACCCTTTGCAAGGCCATTTGCGACCGTTGCAGCTGATGAATCTACTGCATCAAGCTTCAAAGCAATCTTTGACGTTGCAGCAGCAGTAACATCAACATAAACAGTAGAACCATATTGAGCACTACCAGTAGAAGCATGAGAAACCACATAACCAGAAGGTACTGACTTGGTTACAAATTTAGCTAAGGTATCTCCAGAAGCATCTGTATCCGCAGCTACTTGTTGGCCAGCTTTCGTCTTAGATGCCGAAGTAACAAAAGTAGCATTCCCTACAGTTGCATTATTAGCATCACGATAAACAACCTTAACACTGTTGTCGTTCGTTGGAACAACTGGATCCTTAGAAGGAGTCAATGATAGACCACCTAAGTCTTGCTTAGTGTTATCAGTAATAGTGGTATCGTAGCCCTTGCCAGCATAAATCCAGCCAGAAATTGAAGAATCCTTGGTATCAGTTACGTGATAGTACAAAGAACCTTCCTTAGTCTTAGTTGCAGCCTTGTCAACCGTGAATGGATCAGACTTGGCAGCACCGTAAAGGCTAACCTTCTTGGCATGGATATCGGTATACTTAGGAGCAGTCCAAAGAGTGTTCTTTGAAGCGTCCTTCAAGTAGTAACCGGTAGTACGTGCTGGAGTAGTAGCAGCAGTCGTAGTTTCAGCAGCTTTGATCCCGGCAGTAAATGTGCCAGCAGTCTTACCTGCGTAAACGTAACCACGGTACTTCTTGTCCATAGTAACGATCTTGTAGTATACGGAACCACGGTTAGTAGTCTTAGTACCGTATGCGTAGAAAGTGTCGCTAGACTTCTTAGAAGCAGCTAACTTAGCAACTGTCTTCTTAGAAGCAACAACCTTGGCACCCTTAACAGTACCTGGCTTTGAGTAAATGGCATTAGTACCAGTTACAGTAACATTTTGACTCTTGTCTGCAAGAGCGGTGTAAGCACCTGCAGTTGCATAGCTCTTAGCACTTGCAGTAGTGGTAGTAACAGCTGAAAGACCAGCTAAACCTAACACTGCAGCGCCTACATAAATAGACTTTGCGAATGATGAACGCATAGATGAAAACCTCCTGTAATTTCTTTTTAGCAAAAACATTATGTAAATGTCCACAATCATTCTTGCTAACAAAGATTATAACATACGATGTCTATTATGCCAAAATAAAACTTTAAGAAGTTCACAAAAAATTCACATTTGTAAAAAAATCCATAAAAAAACCCTTCAACAGGTCAGCGGAAGGGAAGAAATCAAGGATTCATCTATGCAGGGACAATTATATCTTATATGTAGCAAAAAAGCAATGACGATGAAATATTTGTAACAAAAAAGAGCGCCCTGCTTGAAGGAGCGCTCAATCTTCAAAGAAGGAAGAAAACCAACTCTAAAGAAATCTCTTAATGTAGAGTAACATCTATTTAATATAATGTCAATAAGGATAGAAAGAAGAACGTTTCCATTAAGTTACTAGCAGTAGTAGAGAACAAGCAAACCTAATAACACTTACCATCATCTCATTGCTTAACATGCTATGGTTGATAATACAATTAGCTATACCGATTCTTACTTTACATAAGGCGGCTTATCCCAATTAACCTTAGCTGATACCTAGAAAACAACAATCTGATATTTTTCCTTTGTGAAAATTTCTGGTAAAGGATTGGTATAGGTGAAAATACCCCGAAAACTTAGGCAACCAACTTTGTGAAATTAGCCTAGTTTTTGTCCATACCAAAGTAAGCCTTAGCATACTTTTTTATAACACAATCAGATTGACTTAACACATCAAAATCAGCTTTATTCAAAATCTCAAGATCTACATCAATATCCTCATTTGTTAATTGTCTGGAAACATTATCTATACGTTCAACTGCCATTGACATAAGATCTAAAAATTCATTCAACCTAAGTTGATCCTCATGATTGATAAGTGGAAGGAAGTACATAATATTTTTAGCTAATTTTTCACAGTTGCTTTGAAAACCGTCAACCTCTTCCAAATAGTTCTCAAACTCCGGATAACGAACATCATACTGATAGAAGTCATGAATATCTCCATCAACAACTGACAAAGACCAATCATGTATTGTTATATTAGAGCGTTTTAAAAATTCCGACACAAAGCAATAATCTAAGTAGAAATATGCAATCCTTTTATAAACAATGACCTTCCTATTCCTTGCAGCATCTATTTTGCTTTTTATTAACAAACCAATCCAAGTTACTGCAATTGAAAATAACGAGGGGATTAATGACGTAAAAATTAGTGTATTGGTCATAGGAACAACTCTTTTACTTGACTTTTTTTGTTTTCCATTCAGTTTAGAGGGAGTGACGTTTTGAGCGCAGAATTGTTCCCTGGAAACAGCTATTTGGAATAACTGAACCAGAGTACAATTCTACTACTAAAAGTTTCCCTTTAGTTCGTCGGTCGTTAACGCCCGTCGCTTGTCTGTACAATTGCGGTATTGCTACCACCACTCATTATAAACCTACGTTTTCGGTTTAGCCTACTAAAAAACGCCCTAGTAGGCGTTGATGATACGTATTTATATTTGTTCGATCACCAACTAATCAATGGCACCAAGCCGAAGCTTCGTTTTACCACCCGCGCCGTTAATGGTCGCGCTCACCATTCACCACCCAGCCGTACAGATGGCCTTGTTGTGGTATAGCCAGACTTATTGAAGTCGCACTGGCAAACGTGTCCCCTTAGATTTAGACCCCAGCTTGTCCCCTAGGGCTTTAAAAATCGCACCGGCCATGATATAATAGTCAGTAACTTAGATGACTTCTGTGGCGCTCACCAACTCCAATTGGTGGGTGTTTTTTTATGTTCTATTTGATGTCTAAATAATATCTCAATAGCAAGAATAAGTAAAGGCGCTTTTTACATAGTTCTATAGAACCACGTAATTTATAATTCTATAAATCTATAGTTCTATAAATCTATAGATGTTCATTTCTATAGTTCTATAAATCTATAGTTCTATAGAGCTGCTATGTCGGCAATATTCGCTATTTATTAGGTCTATAGAACTATAGATCTATAGTTCTATAGATATTAGTTTCTATAGTTCTATAGATCTGAAGAAAATGTTCTATAGAATTTTATTTTTTTGTGCTATAATTTTTCCAAAAGGATGTGTCTATGTTGACCACAACTATTACAACCGGGAATTTTAAAGGCGGAGTTGGGAAAACAACTAATGCTGTTATGATTGCTTACACCTTATCCAATAGAGGGAAAAAATCCTTAATAGTAGATCTTGATCCACAAGCTAATGCTACAGACTTGCTGTTTACAACAATGAGCCAAGTGTATGGAACTAAACCTGATTTTAGCGAAACGCTTGAAGTTGCTTTAAAAAAAGGTAGTTTAGAAAATGCAATTGTTCATGTAAATGATAACTTAGATTTACTTCCTTCGGATGATGATTTACAGAACTATGATAAATTTCTGAGTTCTTCGTTTCCTGATGACTACACACAAGATCATTATTTCTCTAAACTATTATCAAAAATTTCAAGTAAATATGATTTTGTAATATTGGACGTTCCCCCACAATTAAACAAATTTACTGATTCCGCTTTGGTTGCAAGTGATTACGTTATTGTTATTTTGCAAACCCAAGAGCGCTCATTGCGAGGGGCAGAAACATACGTTAAGCACTTATTGCAAATCAAAGACGATTACTCTCTCGACATTGATTTGTTAGGTGTTTTACCTGTCTTACAACAAAACGGAAATGATTTAGATTTAGACGTTATCGAAGATGCAACTACAAGCTTCGGCAATGCAAACATGTTTAAACAAAAGGTGCGTCAGATGGCTAGATTAAAACGATTTGATCGCACTGGTATAACAAATAATGCTAGCCATGACATAAACGACAGAAGGGTTCACCATCTTTATGATTTGGTTGTAGATGAATTATTAGAACGTTTAAAATTGATTAGAGAGGTTAAAAAATGACTGCTAACGATAAAATGGGATTAGGTGCTTTTGGAGAAACTAGAAAGAATAAAACCACACGACCTCAGAAAATTGAGCCACAAAAATTTGAAGAACAACACAGAAGCATGCCAAATGACCAAGTACTAATTAAACCAAAACGTAGATTGACAGCAAAAGATACTCCAAAGTCTGTCCAGGCACAATTAGACACTCATATGGCCATAAAGCAAATAGCTACCATTGAAAATAAGCGAAACTATGAGGTTCTCAACGAAATCGTTGAAAGCTATGTTCAGAATATGCCGAACCAAAGCAAAAAATTAGTAATAGATAGTGTTAGAGCTGTTCAACAAAATATGCGAGATTTTTAAATATCTATAGTTCTATAGTTCTATAGAATAGGCATCTTGTATAACTGCCAAATTAACGAATAACACCACGCGCTCAGACGACACGTTCAGCTTTTAGACGTATACTTGTCCGTTTAAATGAAGCAGAATGCACACAAAAAAGCCCTCTATTCCGCATAATAGAGGGACTTTCTGAAATCAGTACATACAGGCTTTGCTTAGGAGCGTTGCTTGTGTCTATTTAGGACATACACAATCATATAACAATTAATCAATGCTGTCACTTAACTTACTCAAAAAAGCCACCCACCTCGTGATGAGATGAGTGGCTTTTGAGTTGTGTCAACTTTGAAGGATTAGCTTAATCCTAACACTATTTATTTTTTAATTCACGTACATCATCTTCAACATTGTCTAAGCGTTCGTTGATAACTTTATGCTCGCTTCTGCTAGTAATAAAGTCTTCGCGTAATGTATTTTGTGAATCAACCAGTCGTTCCATTCGCTGGCTGCTATCCTTCATACTTTGAGCAATGCCTTGCAGCCGATCCGTAAAAGGCTTCATGACAACCATCAAAATCGCATAGATACCCGCGACTACAGCCAAAGCCAAGGTGATTAATTCCATCCAACGATCAAAGGTCATTACTTACCACCCGACTTTCTTATCAGCTTCACGTATTCCTTGTTAGCCGAGATGTAACCAACGTCAGTCTTAATCCGGTACACCTTACCGTACTTGACGGCCTTACCGTAAATGGTGCTTCCCTTAGTAAAGTGAACACGGCGCTTATTAGCCTTGTCTAAGGCTGGCTTACCATACACATTAACCTTACGGGTAATCACTTCGTACAGGCCGTTATCAGCCCAGTATGAGGCTTTCTTATGGGTTACCTTGGTAGCCTTACCTGAAAGCTTACCATCGAAATCATAACTACAATCTACTCCGTGGAAGTTGTCGGTATATTGCCAAGCGTTTGCATTAGCTACCCCCGGTTGACTGACACCATAAGCGGACACCCAGATTGCTTTATCAACTAACTGGGAACGATTAATCCGGCCAGCATTGAACCAGCTACCTGATCCGTACGTAATCACATTCTTATACCCGTGACTAATCAGATACCGAAGGAACACATTAACCTGACTGGTCGTCTTCCATGGTAAGTCGGGTGCTTCCACATCAATGGCTAATACCGTGGACTTATCTAAGCCCATCTTCTTCACCCAAGCCAGAAAGTATTGAGCTTCAGCCGTTCCCCGACCATGGAAGAAATGGTAAACCCCAACAGTATCAAATACTTTGAAGCCATTAGAAATCTGGTTACCAGCCTTGGGACTGAGATAACCAGTGCCTTCTGTTAGCTTGACCATAATCCCATCAGCGCCCCAACCTTTGAGTTGCTTCATGTAAGCCAAAGAGTCAGCTTGGTATGATGACAGGTCAACAATCTTTTTAGTCATTGCTGTCAGTCCCTTCTGATGGGGTCATAACCTCCGTTGGTGCTGTGGTAACTACTGGGGCATGATTATCCCCACCGGCCACCTTGTACGCTTGGTAAGCCTTCTCAACCAATCCTGAGATAGTTTGTACATCTAAGTTGAAACCATTGGCTGTCAATTGAGCGTTAACGAAGCGGATTGCTTCCTTCTTACGGTCAGATAAGGATAAGCCAGCCATGACTGCCATTTCAGGTACAATCGTGTTAGCCAAGTTTAAGCCAACTTCTAAGCCTTGCTTAACATGAGTGTTCTTTTCTGTCTGAACCTTACGAGTTAAGAGTGGTTTTACCAACTTGTACACGGCGGGAATTAACACTAGTAAGAAGGCGAATACACCAGCGTTACTGAGCCAATTGAACACGTCTGTAATTTCTTTGAACATTATTTTTCCTCCTAATTTTGCGTAAATTAAAAGCACTGAATAACTAGCTCTTTGTGGCTAATTAGTAGCAGTGCTTGAACTCAAGTCTTTATCTGGAAAATTGTTATCTGAATCTGGTTTTACGTAATAAATTGGCATTTCTGTTCCTCCTTAAACTTTTTTGATTAGTTTTGTAGTTTTACTAGTCACGTACTGTCTATGATCTGCTCCATAAGCACCCGATACTGTAATACCAAACGAGTATCCTGATGGGACCATATAATCAGCATAATTTAAAGAAACAATTATATCGTTTCCACTTTTTGATGCACTATTAATTTCAACCCCTTTCGTGTCACTTACTAAAAATTTAACGAATTCAATTAAGTCTTCATCAGAAACATAGAAACCATCAGGAAGTGTAATTAAAGTTCCCTCCCATGATTTTATATTTACGGTATTACCGTTGTAAAACAGTAGAAAAGATCCACTTAATGTCGTTATTTCCGTATCATTATCGTATTTCATGTACACTGGTGATCCCAAGAAGGCGTGATCTATTGTGTAAGAATTAGTCTTATAAGAACCTTTTGGCATTCCTAAGCTTAGCCAAGCACTTGCTTCAAGGCTTTTCAAGTCAGCCGCGGTTGCGACATCGACACCTCCAGATTTTAATCCCGCAGTAAAGTTGGTTTGCTGAGATGTTCGTGCTAGGTCGGATGGTAAACTGCTTGCTAGTAGTAACGGATTATTGTTGACCGTTGGGACAGTGTCAAAATTGTTTGCTCCGGATAGGTGGGCTACTTTGGAATCGTCAGCAAACTGAACCCAACTGGTAAAATGACTATAACTATTCCAAGAACGCATACCTAAAATAGTGTTATTTGTTCCGTATGCAAGTTGAACCCCATTTGACAAACCAATAGAAATTACCTGATAAATAGTATAATTATCTGCATTAGGCGTCCCATTAGTTCCACTAAGCAACCGATAAAATCCAGTATTTTTAACAGTATTCATATCAGTTGAATTTAATACAGTTACAGTTGAATGAACAACCTTGCTATCGTCAGCAGGTGTGTAGCCAATTTTATCTTGTTTAGCGTTAACTTCTTCTATACCCGCTACATCGTTGGCTGGCTTACGCATATCAGCTACGTTTACTTTTTTATCCAGTTGCTGATTAACGTCAACTGTCTTGGCGTAAGGCTGTAACGATTCTGTTAAGTCTTCCTGACTGGCATACACATCATTCGAGTTCGTCATGGTAATATTGCTAGTCTCTTGAATGACGGTCTTGTAACTGTAAGTCACGGCTTGCGGGGTGACACCATCATAAGCGGGAAAATAGTTGGGATTGGGTGATACAGTCACACCGTACAAAATTTCATTACCGGTATCATCTTTGGCGAAGACCCCGTAGGTTTTGACGTATACGCCATCGGCTAACTTTTCATTAGTTCCAGTAGCTCGAATACGAGTTTCCCCAGAATTGGTGTCTAGTGTCGTTTGTGGTGAACTGACCACCACCTCTTGTGGGGCAATTGCGGTTAATGCCTTGATTTGCGTATCGGATAGTTGGGAATTATCCATCGATGAAAATACAACCTTACTGAAACTTATTTTAGCTTGACCGGAATTCACCTTATCAATTAAAGCTTTACCGGTTGTGGTTAAGATACCAACGTTTGGTGTTGCCAATTAAACCATCTCCTTTACGGTTATCTGTGGATATGCTTGGCCATGTACAGCCACATATAATGGCTTATTGGCCGTTACGGCGTACTGTAAGTCTTTCAATAGATATTCTGGCGGTAACATTGATTGAATCGCGTTTGTTAAAATCTTCCGTTTGATCTCAGCTTTATCACCAGAGTTGAAATCAAACGGAATATTGGTCACTTCGATCTCTTCTGGATTATCTGTGCCATCAATATCAAACACACTAGGATCAATGCTTAAGACCGTTGCAATGAGCTTTTTGATGTCATTGGTGGTCACACCACTATGATTTTTAAGCAACTGCAATCGTACCTGAAACCGCAAAAAATCATCATCGTCATCAAGGCGTGTGACACCGTAATCCACCGCAATTTCAGTCAACACTTGGCCAGCAGCTTTTGACAGTCGCAATTGGTCCGAAATGTTGAGCAAGTCATTCTTATGTGCCAAAAAAACATCGCTGATAATGTTGAGCATCCGCTGGTTATTAGAATCGTCTTCTTGATTAAGTTTGCCAGGTAGCATGGTCGTTATCCAATCACGTAGCGAATTGTCTGATAAATCTGTTTCGGTTTGATACATCTAGTCACCTCACTCAATTATGTTGACCGCGATATTAGCTGAACTGGTTACCGCTAGCTGAAAATCACTGACGCTCACATCAGCCTCCGTTAATTTGTTTAAACTGGTTCCTAGTGTTAAGGCCACATCAGTGACACCAACTGGCGAATATGCGGGAGCAAATAGCTTAGAATATAGCACCTTATCGCCCATACCCAACGTGTCAAAGTAATTAACGATATTTGTTCTAATGCTGGCCGGTCCATTATCCGTATCAAACTTTGTATCATCAATATGAATATCGACTTTAATGAAGACAGGCACTGTTTCTGCTCGATCAAAAGCCACAATGTGCTGACGGCCACCAATATCCGTCGCAGTTCCCATGACTGAGCCAATCGTGTTGGATTGTGGTGGTAAGTAATCAAAGTAAGTTTGGATAATATCAGCATCAGCACCGCCAATGACATACAAATGTACCGACTTAGCCGGATTGCCGTAACTATCTGTGCTCATTGTGTTGTTGTTAATCAGTCGGACGTCGGTAACCCCGGATAGATTTTTAATAGCGGTTTGAATCCCATTTGGCGTTGAATTTGGCGTGTTTAACCGGTTAGCTAGTACCCGTTGCCGTAACTCGTCATCCGTTTCTGGATCACCACCACCGGTTGCCGCGGAAGGATTTGTCACCGCATAAAAACCATCAATTGAGTCTTCCGGATTAATGATCGTATTGGGCATAACATTTGAAGCCGTTCCCGTCTCGATGGCTGCCGCTTGAACGATCTGCCGGCCTAATGCATTGCCATCGTCATCTTTTAATGGTTGCGTATTGCCCCCACTATCAACATAAGAAGCCTGCTGTGTAATCGTCGTGTCAGCCATGGTCGAAAATACCTGTCCATCTGGTGTGGAAAATTGCGTTTCTTCTGGAATAATCGTTGGCGAATCCGGATCAACGTACCCGTCAATTTGCAAGTCTACATAAGCATTCACTGCAGGCTTACGATAGACCTCAAGTTCTGCCGCCAAGTCGTCTAAGTTAGCACCGGAACTTTTCAGCACAAAGAATGAGTTATAAACGCCTTGGGCCAGTTTTTCCAATGTATCGTCTACTTCGGATAACACGCCTGCCAGTATGCCGGGTGTCTGACTGTCATCTAAGTCAATGCCATCACCAAACCGCTTAATGAATAGTGCATTAATATCATCACGTAAGTCATCTAATTCTTTTCGGTCAAATCCTGTATCAGTCGCTAATGGCATCAACGTCGCCTCCTTCATCTACTCCGACTGTTGCCGCTATTGTGGTGCCGTCATTAAGGGTTACTGTCGCTGACAAATTAGTGATTCGCTGTTCAGCATTCACCTCAAAACCAGTGATCTCAACCGCATCAAATTCTTCGGGCCATTGTTCCTGTAAGTAATCAGCGAGGATCGACTGGATAACCCCTTGATCATCTGCATTGGCTAACAGATCATTATGATCAATCCCAATATCCTCGTTCCACAGGAGTTCTGCTGTGTTGATATTGAGCAATAAGCTTAGCTTTTGTGCCAACTCGTCGTCATCTTCAACCAAATTAAAAACACCAGTGTTGGCATCAAAATCCAAGTCACCGGTGTCATCTAACCCCAAAGCAATCATGGTAAAATCACCGCCTGTACAATTGTGTCTTGTAGGCTGTGAACCCGTTTGGTTTCAATTGCATAGTTGCTCTTACCCGTCCAGTTGTCCATTTCACGGTCACAAAAGTCAACACTCACAACGGAACCGACTTTCATTGGCTTCCAACTGTTGCTTAGTTTCCCAAGAACTTCATCAAGCTGCCAAATTGACGATGGCACCACGCACTCAACTAGAGGCGCACGCTTGTCCCCGTCAGACTGTAGCGGCAACGGTTGAACACTACAACGATGATCAGTTTTTCTGTATGAAATGACCCGGCCAATCATGTTGCAATTAATTTGTGATGAAATCAACGGGATTAATTCTTTTTCCAGAAAGTCGGACATCTTATGTTTAGGATCAATCACTTTCTTTTTTACTTTAGGCATAAACAACCACCTCCATTTTGTAACTGTCTCGATCGTGCGTATGGGTAACGTTCTTCACTCGTTTTAATCCAGTAAGCTCCGTTGATTTGACATAGACAGCTGAACCAGCTAGTATTCGTGGATCATCGAAGCACTCTAGCGTCCAGGTTGCTGAACCATCGTCAGTACTGTTATAAGTTGGCTCTTGCGTTAGTCCATTAGTCATCGCTAGATATAAATGCTCATTGTATGGGTTAGGCTTCTGCCAATCATCAATATAAATCGCACCTCGTCGATAGTAGACCTTGCTTCCACAATCCTTAGCGATTGATTTAATAGCGGCCAACGGCTTAGATGAAAGCGAGTAGCCTTTCTTGTAAACCTTGTTCTTTTTTAAATGCACTGCGGCAATGTCAATCTTAGCGTCGCGTTTAATCCTGGCGATAATTTGACTAGCTTTAACATTTTTTTGAAAGGCAATGTTTACCTTTTTAACTTGCTTAGTTTGATAAGAAATTGTCTTACCGTCGCTCGTCTTAACCTTATGTGTAACCGTTTTTGACCCATTAAACTTGCTGTACAATCGTTTTTCTTTGCCGTAGTCCTTACCTTCAGTGAACGTAATATGTGTTTCCTTATCCATACCGTCTCTCGTCTCCGGTGAGACTTGCGAAATGGTCCCCTCGGTAAGTAGACCATAGAGTCCTGTTGGTCCCGTATGCAGCGTTATATGGTCGCCTTTATGAATCTTATTTAGGTGTGGTTTGGCCAAATTAAAAACGGTGACAGTACACGTTGCTGGACTGCCACCGTCATCAGACGGTACTTCATAATTGATCGGAACACTGTTTTTTTCAGACAAAGTAAGTTTGTCCCCGTTGTGAGTAATCACGATAGTTGTCGTATACCCCCAATAATAACCAGTACTTTTAACCTTTACCGTCATTCAATCACGCCTCTCCATCGGGAATATCATCAATGCATAAATTAACAGTATCCCCCAGATTGCCTGGATCAATTTCAATTTCATTTCCAGACTCGTCCAGAGGAATAATCGTTTCTGCTGGCAAGCCATCAATGTTAATATTCCGCCAGAGCGGTTGGTTAAGCACTAGTACTTCGCCTTGGCGAATAGCAACACCATCAAGCGTATAAACGTCTATCGTAAAAGTACGATCAATTTTATTCCACTGAAATCCAAAGATATAACTTCCGGAGTCTAAATCTACTTGGCGATTATATGGCATATCATCCGGTTCGACTGGTATCGTGTCATGCACGGTCATTATTGATACCTCACTTTCACACCAATTGGCAACTTAGTAGCTGGCCACTTGTTCATCTTTTCCAGGCTAGGAACTGATACATTATGGCTTTGGGCAATCGACCAGTAGGTCATACCAGACTTTACCGTTACCGTTTTGTGCGTTGTTTTCTTGGTGCCGGTCTTTGCTCCCGTCGAAGACTTTGACTTCTTTTTAGTCTTTTTCTTGGCATAAGCAACTTTGTCTTTTCGGGCATACGTGAAGGTAATTGATAGCTGCATGCTATTTTTATTGCCTGCTGTATAAGCCGTCTTGCCAACTGACGATAGATAAGCATGATTCCACTTAGAGAAGCCTCGTACAGTGACCTCAACGCCCTTACGTGCCCAACCTTGTAAGATTTCATACTGCTTATCACAATCAGAAAAAGACTTACCAAATAAATAGTAAGTCCCCGATAACTGCTTAGAATTTCGTACGCTGTAGTTAGTTCGTGGATCAGACTTGTCAACTTCATTAGTCGGCACATCTTGATCATTAGTTTCTGACGGATCAAATTCCCCTAGCATAAATACTCGACTAGTCTTTAAATCAGCACGATAGATAGCCGTTTGGCCACCATACTTTTTCTTGGCCGCTTTAATCTTGGATCGAACACTCTTGCTATTAGCCTTTTGAAGTTTTTTCCGTGCAGCTAACTTGCGTGCAGTATTTGTAGATGAATATTGGCCATAAACTTTTTTGTCTTTAGACTTCTTAGTCTTTAGACTGCTAATCTTACTTTTTTCCGTTTTAATGTTCGCTTGTGCCTTGGTTTTTGCTGACATTTGTTTCTGGTAACCAGCTGAGGAGGCAATCTTCTTCATATCACTTACTAATGATTTTTTATCTTTTTTCAGTGACGTAATTTTGGAAGTAATTGTTTTTTTCTTGGTCGAACTCTTTGTCTTAGCAAGCAACTTCTCTTGCGCTTCGATTTGAGTTTCAAGAGCGTCGTAAGCTGAACTCTTAGCTTTATAGCCATTGGCTTTGTTTAAATAGTCATTAGCCGTGTCAATTTTCTTTTGGGCAGCAGTAATCGCCTTACCGGCCTTGGAAATCTTGGCTGCATCAGCAGAAACGGTTTTCTTCCATTTCTGGGTTTCGTTGGCAATCTTCTTGTCACTCTTACCCTTTAAATTAAGCTTCTTCGTTTTACTAGCCATCAGACAGTAAGCCCTCCTTCATCATTTAGTCCCCAAAGTTCGCGGAACTTTTCAACTAAATCATCATTACGCTTTTCTAACCGGCTATCTAACTCGTCAATTGCTGACTTGTCAGCATTACCTTGAATAACTACCTTAGTGGGCGCACTAATGGTTACTTTGCCTTTGCCGCTACCATTAATCAACCTCTCTGAAGCTTCGTGTGGAATCACTGTTCCCGAAGTGTTGGGTTGGAAAAGTTCCCAACCTTTCTCCCCAACAACTGAAAGTTGGCCCTTTGGTATTTTTCCGCCCTTAGCATAACCATGTCCGTTTCCCAAAAAGCTTAGACCGCTTCCATATCGGTGCTTGGCGTAGTTAAGTCCAGCAAGGATATTGTCATATCCATTCCAAATGTTGCCATGTCCGGATAATTTATTGGCAGCAAAAGTTCCCGGTTTTACTTGCATAAGTCCTTCTGCATGACCATCACTCAATCCATCTGTACCACCCATAGCCTTTGGATTACCACTAGATTCCGTATTGATCTGACGTAGAATTCTATCGACCATTGATCCGGAAGTAGACAGATTCAAAGCACTCAAGGCCTTTTTGACATAAGATCTCCAACGCTGAACACCGGCGCCACCGGGATTGCCCATCGAGCCACCACCATCATCCATAAGCGGTGATAGATGTTTCTTAATCCAGCCCATCATGCCACCAGTTTCCTGTTTAATGAGCTTTTGCATAGCTCCACCAGTGTGAGAGTGGCCTAGTTTTGATGACCCATTATCCTTACCATGCATCTTAGTAACGTCATACCACCCACTAGTATTAGATCCACCATGGTCCCAAAGGGAACCATGAGACACCCCAATATGAACGTGTGATCCGCTACCAGCCCCATTCAAGTGACCTAAAGTAGCAATCTTCTGTCCAGTCTTGATGATATCTCCCGTACTGGTTTTAATATTGTTCATTCCGCCAAATTCTTGATAAATTTCTTGGTACCCATCATCACTAGCAACTGTGATAACATCTCCAAGCTGACTATAAGGCCATCCGTGTAATGGCCGACCGGTGTGTGTAACTTTACCACCATGAACTGCTAAAATAGGAGATCCCAACGATCCAGAAAAATCTACGCCATCATGTGATCCAAAGCTACGAGATGCTCCAAATCCATTGGTCTTAGTCAATCCTGGATCATGACGCCAACTGCCACCGGTTCCACTACTATCTAGCACTCCAGACGCCATCGACCAAAGTGAGGACCACCAAGTCGAGGCTTGCTTTTTCATGGAATTATAAAAGCCACCGGCAAAGTCACTAAGAATAGTGCCTTGTCCTGATGGCTTCTTGCCCATAAGACTGTTTAAATACTTGCCAGGTCCGGCAATAATCTTTTGAATCGTGCTCAGCAAGTGTGTCGCACCATGCCAAGCTTTCGACGCAAAGTTACCAATGCCTGAAATGCCTGATTCGACACCACCGACTGCATCAGCAGCCACCTTTTTAGTCCCCTTCCATAGATTACTAAAGAAGCCAGTACCCGAAGCAAAGTGTTGCATGCTCATAGCCATTTTGGCTTCCGTGGCATTCAGCACTTCAGCGCCCGGCTCTAACATACGCATAACGTTGGTGCCCTTAATCAGTTCACTCATACCATTAGGGTGAATTAGCATTTCTCGATTACCAGTTTCTGGCGAATCATGGCCATCATTCAACATAGCCATGGTTGGCTTAGTAATCGCTCTACGCTGACCAGATATAGCACCGGTCCCAGTTGCTAAGTGAACTGGATTAATCGTTCCAATTGCTTTGCTAGATCCACCAAATGCATGAATGACTGAATCAATACCGCTGATACCTGAGTTGAGAACTTTGATAACATTGTTGATACCATCTTGAACGTGTTTAACGATACCTTTCCAGAGATCGCCAAACCAATCAGATATCCCATTCCAAAATGATTTCCAGCCCTTGCCAATATCTTTCCAGGTATTGCTAAATGCCTTAGTCATTTTTTCTAATTTTCCACCAGTCAGATCATTGATAAAGTCAAAGTCAGCCTTAAAGACGTCTTTGGCTAAGGACCAAAATGATTTGATCAGCTTAACGCCGTCTTTCTTAAAGCCTTTCCAATCGCCAGTTAGAACATCAATTCCAACATTAACAATGCTTTCAATTGTCTTAAATCCATTTTTAAAGATGCCTTTGGCGTCTCCCCACAAATTTTTAAACGACTTAGCCATCTTTCTAACCGATGCCATAATGCCATTAACAAACTTGCGGAATTTTTTATCATGCTGGTATAGCTTAACTAAGATTGCAATTGCCGCGGCAATACCAGCAATCCATAAAGCCCAGGGGAGTAATTTAATGGCTGATCCCATTAATCTCGTTGATGATGTGAACTCTAAAATGTGCTTTCTTAGTCCCCGAATCCCAGTACCCATGCCTAAAAGCTTTTTAGCGGCAAACATACCAGCTAGAATTTTCCCAGCAGTTTGAAGTCCTTTGCTGTGTTTGGAAATAGATGCCAAAGAATCTGAAAAACTACGAATGTGTTTACTGTTGCTACCCATTTTAGCAACTGGTGTAGCAATGGCGCTAAGCCCTGATGCAATTCCTTTGAAGAATCCCAAACCAACATCCTTTAATATCTTTAAAGAGTAGTAAAAGCTTCTAAAAAACTCAACTATGGATTGAGCGTGGCTTGCAATAGTTCTTGATATATCAGTAATCGCTTTGGCCAAACTCTGCATCATTTTATCGGCAAAATGTGGCGCATTATTAGGGTTAAAAACTTTAGCAAATGCCTTAGTAATCGTGTTTAATCCCTTAGAAGCAGCTGACCCAACTTTAGTAAATTCCTTTTCGGTGTTTTTATCAGAAACCCATTTAGAGATAGCAGAAAAGATTGGGTTTTTTGCTTTCATAAATGGTTTTTCCATCGCGCCAAATAACGCAGACCCTCGTGCGGACATGACACGTTCCATGCCAGGAAGTGTCTTCATCATGTTTTCTGAAGCTTTAGCGTATTTCTTACCCAGCCCATTCATGACAGCTTCTGCATCTTTTGCGCTAACCTTTCCTGCGCTCATATCAGCTCTAAGCTGGCTCATCGTTAGATGTGAATTCTTCATTGCCTTACGTTCGTACTCTAACAGTTTTTCACCAAACATTGGTAATTGGTCTGAAATCATATTGAAGTCGCCCAATTGCATCTTAGAGGAAGCCATCATATGTGTGAAATTAAGGCCTAAGCGTTTGGTGTTTTCAGCCCCCATGCCTAAAGTATCAGCCATAGTTAACAAAGATTTAGTCAGCCGATCAGTTGGCCCCTGCTTGTTAAAAACATGATAAAATTGTTGGTTTAGTTCATTAACTAGGCCCGCTGACTGTCCAAATTTAACCGAAATATCGTTGATTGCTTTAACCATTTTTTGACCCTTTTTAGCTGAACCAGTCAATGTTTGCCAAGTTGCACTCATTACCTGTTGTTCTTTGTCGTACTCTTCCCCAGCTTTCAGAGCATTACTAATGCCCCCCTTCAAAGCATACCAAGAAGATATAACCGCATTGGACACTAGTGCTGCCCCTACCACTTTCTTTACAAACCCTGATCCTTTGCGTATTCCATCAAATGTCTTTTTAGAAGCACTATTTAACTCATCTAAGCGTTCGTGATATTTGCCTAAAGACTCCTTGCTGCCTTTAATGGATTCGTTTGCTTTTTTAAAATTTCCACTTATTCCTTCAATAGGCTTTCCAGAAATTTGTTTGACTTGATCGTTGAGCTTACGCATCGATTCAGTATCTTTAGCCCCTACATTGGAAAAGTCCAGATTGTGCTTAAAAATATCAGCCTGCTGCGCCGTCTTACGAAACTCACTTTGAAAGCCAGCCATGCTTTCTTTAGACTGATTAACATCACGAGATATGTTAAGCCCGGAACCTAGTGATTCTTTTAGTTTATCAGCCTGACCAGTGATTTCATGAAACGAACGCATGAAGTCATCAAGCATCGAGTTTGCCTTACGAAATTCCTCTAGTCCATTGACGTTAAGATCAATGCCAATACCGGCATGCCGCAACTCTTTAGTTTCTGTCATTATTTACCTCCTTTCTGACCTAATATTTTTCCTAGAGCCATTAGGACTCCATCAGACACGCCTTTTGCAATGATTGTTTTTAATTCCTTACCAATCCGTTCAGCAATTTCATTGCTAACCAAAAATTCATCTTGTGTCTGTTGCCGTATATCATGTTCTGTCATTCCTAGAAAAAGCGCTGGGTTAACAAAGGCCATGCGCTTGTCAACCACCTTGTCTAATAACGACTGATCAACATTGCCATGAGCGTCGGTAAACTTAGAGTTTAACTTGTTGTAACGACTCCATAAGAAACTGAAACGCTTTACCCAATACCGATTGGTCACCGTTACGGTCCGTAATTTCTGCTAAGAAATTCGTAGCTTCCTTCATGGCAATCATACCTAGTCCACTGCCATCTCCTGTAGCGTCCCAGAAGTTCATTTTCAATACTTCATTCTTATCTGTGCGAAAGACCTCACGATTGAGCTTGGTCATCGTACCGTTCATATTAGATGCCCCAGATGGTCGTGTTGACATGAAAACAATCTGTAAAGCAGTACGATAACCTGGCCAAACCATATTGATATGCACATCTTTACCGCTACGATTTTTCTTAGTAACGGTCTTCTTCTTAATGTCGTCTGGAACATCTGCATTCAATGATTCATAATCCATATGTGGATTAACTAATACGTTATGCATAATAAGGTCAAACAGTCGCCCTGCGTCTCCGGTATCTTCACCAACATTTAGGGCATCAATTGCTTGTGAGGCAATATCAAATCCAGGATCTTGTAGCGTGATCTTACGTGTCTTCTTGTCACCCTTCGAATCGGTATATTCTACCGTTCGTTCAAATTGATTATCCATAAACGCTGCAATGGCTTGTTCATCTTTTTCTGACATATAAAAGTCTCTCCTTAATTAAAAATAGGACACCGTCTGGTGACCTCATAGTCTATTTGTAAGATTGCAATTTGAAAATGTGTTATAATGTGGGCATAGAAAAAGGTCGGTGCTATCACATCGCCCCCTGCAAGCCGCTTTAAAGGCGGTGGCAAGTTAAACACGACAAATAAAATTCCGCCCGTAACTAGCCAAAGTTATTTAAGGGGCGGCTTTTTATTTACGATGACGCCACCGCCCATAAAACTTCTTGCTCAATGAAAACAACGCGCTAATCTGCCTTTAACGGCCGGTTGGTGCGCTTTTAGTTTGTAAACATTGGGTCATCAACATCGGCACCAGTGTTTTGGTAGTAACCCACTAATACTGACCAAGCCAGTGAATAAGCTTGCTCATTACCTTGGTTATTAGGCAGGCCGGCTAAACGGCAGCCTTCTGCAGTGATCTTTTCACCAGTAGAATCATTGACGATATTGAGGCCAAACATTTGGTCAGCACTCAATAGTCCTGCTTGCATTTCATCGTGTTGTAAATGATAGAGCTTCATTAAGATGTTGTTCGTCGAAGTACCTGGATAGGTATTCAGTGTTATTGTTCCAGTTTCATCGTCAGTATCGAAAAACATAACGTTTGAGTGAAAATCGCCTTGCATAGTTGTATCTGCAGCCGTACGTTGTGAACTAAAAGCTTCACCGTTTTGAAAGCCACCTAATTCTTTCGATTGGCCTTTCCACAACAAATAAATGTGTAAGAACCGTGCGGAATATAAATTGACTTCTTTTCCGTTTGATAAAGTGATTGCCATAACTTATCCCTCCTTAAAGTGTCAAATCAATCTTGGCGTTGATCGTATCAATATCATCGGCAATCTGAACATTGAACCCGAATCCGTTGTACTTACGTGCGGCCACATCACTGTTAGGCACATTAGAACGAGGCACACTAGTAATTTCAACAGCACTAGCCAATACGCCTTGCTGTTGTAGTTGCTGACCACAAGCTTCAATGGTTTGTGCCATTTCTTTAATCGTGGCGTCATTGAAGATTGGGAAGTTATGACGATTAAGATATTTCTGCAATGCCGTCTGGAACGTATCGATGACCAGTTGTGTATGAACAAATTGGTCGACGTAGTTTCCAGCCAAAGCTAGGCCGTTCAGCAACATGTAATCACCAGACTTGTTTACAACTACTGTCCCATTAGCTGCAGCAATCGTGTCGTAATCATCGGTTGATAAATCGGTGTCTGGTTCGAACTGTGACTGATTACCAATGTGCTGAAAATCAACTGGTAAGTTGGCTGCAGCGTATGCGGCCGCTTGAGCAGCCACAAAACGATCACTAGCCGTTTCAACAATAGCTGCTGTATTCCCAAGCGAATTCTTTTTTGTTTGAATGCCCTTAACATGGGTGGACAACGTTTGGAGATCAGTAACCGACTTAGGTTGCGTAACCAGCATGATACGTTGGTTGCCATACAAAAAGTCTGATACGGCCTCAGTCTCTGCTTCAGTAGCCCCGTCCAGAACTAAATACTTGAATCCATCAAATAGGTGTTCAGTCAGACCAACCACAATCCCAGGTGTGGTCGTTGCCGTGACAGTTGCACCAGTAGTTGTTCTCGTCGTTTTAACATTGGCTGGGGTCGTTGAGTCAACATTAGGATAGGTGACAACTTCCACTGGACCCTTGAAGTTGTCAGCGTCAAACATTGCCTCCGCTTGGGAGTAAACGCCAGTTTTTTCATCAAAATCTACTGACAGACTATCTAAGTCTGTATAAATAGACGCCTTAGTTGTTGCGTCTGCCCCTTTAGTTGCAATACCAACGGCTGGCGTGTCACCTGAGGTCTTTAACGCATGAATAGCAACAATAAAGTGGACGTCTGTTGTTTGCTTAATTGCCAAAATTTATTCAGCTCCTTTTGTATTAATTTGCGGGTCAACACTCGCAATAATTCCCGTTTGCGTCTCATCAGTGAAGTTGTCTTGAACACCAAACGTGTAGTCAGCACCAGACATAAACTGCCAATCAACGTCAAGAAACGTGTCAGTTGATGGAATCGTGTTACAATCCTTGGCAACAATGTGTTGCTGAAATAGCTCATACGCTGGTTGTTGCAAGAAAAAAAGCTTCCGCAACTCGTGACCGAGTGTTTTAGCTTCTCCTTCATCATTTGAGACGGCTTTAAATTGAACGTGAATATCAAAAATTTCTTCATTCACGGTATTGAATAGCACTCGATCGTAATCGTCATAAATTTTGTACGTAACATACGGATAATCAGGCGTAAAGTGTTTAACGCTCTCCGGACGAACCGTAACTTGTGGCATATACGTTGTAATTTGCTTTACCAGTGCTGCTGAAACAGCATCATACAGGTTGAACTCACTCATCAGTGCCAACCTCCTTCAACTGGTAGTACACACGTCCAGCCGCAAAATCATCACCGTGATTAATGACCTCATAGGTCGCGCCAGAAGCTCGTTGCACCTTTGTTCCTTTGGGGCAGCCAACTAGACCTGATAACCAATAAAGTGTGCCTACAGGCAATTGGCCACCCAATTCTGGGGTATACGTCATGTTTGGATTAGTCGAATTAACAATCGGTTCATGCACCTTTTTTACCGTAGCTGGGGCCATGATTGGTCGACCTAATTCATCAGAATCTCCGGTGTCATGACCTGGAATGGTGATTGTCAGGTTTTCAGCTAACATGTCATTCATGAATCCAAAATTCCCAAAATTTTGAAAATTCATCGCTAGTTGCCTGCTGCGACTTCAGCACCAGTATCGGTTGGCGTGACTTTAAGATCACTCGGTGTTGATTCGCCTGCAACCGTGAATCCAGATACTGACACAAATTGTCCCAGGAACTTTTTGGTGTCTGGATTATAGAAAGCAGCAAAATATTTGCCGCTTGGAATTGTATCGCCAGGCGCGTACCCCGTAATCTTGACAACCTTTGGATCGCCTTCTGGGAAGAAGGCAATGTCACTCGTTTGTTCCGTGTCACGACTTGGTGTGATATAAGCACCATCTGTCCCCGTCTTTGCTGCAACAATAACTAATTCCATACTCATAAACTCAAATCCTTTCTGTAATCCACGTGATTGAGTCACGCAGTTCTCCACTATCAATTAACGGATCATTAAATCCTTTATTCTTGGCAGTTAATGGCGCGTTACTTGGTGTGCTGAAGTCAGTAATGGTTTGCTTAATGTCTTTGACCATCGCTTCTCCCAATACTGAGTACACATCTTTCGGCTCAATTTCACCGACCATACACTTAAAAGCCAAGTCGGCTCCCAACTCTGTCCACCGACCGAGATGGTGATTAAACGAATAACGCAAGAATGGCCGTGGTGGGATCACAACACTCTTGCGCAGAATAAACATGATTTTAAAACCACTATTGGCATCTGGCATGGCTAAATAGGCTTGATCAGCAGTTTTTCCTAACATGAAGAAAAGGTTTTGAAAATCCGCTGGCCGTTTATCACCTGAGTTCGGTGTTGGCAACGCCAACCACTGTCGATTGACTGGGACAATCGTCTTACCGTATTCCTGGACCATAGCAATCATGTTCAAATGATTATTAAGCCACGGCACACCCACGGACAACCTCACCGACTGCAACTCTTGTAATCGTCTAATTGCCTCTGCAGTATTATCAAAGTCTTCAGTCATTCAGTCCACACCGCTCCCATTGAGTCCGACACACCATAATCATCAACGATGTCATCATACTCAGCACGGTAGTCGTCATATCCATTAAAATTGACCATTGTCTGTGAGTTACCAAACGTACTTGCAGATTGAACACCACCATAGTTCATGAACCAGTCCTTGTATAGCAGATGACGCGTCCAAGCTCTTGTGGCGTTGATTAACGCGTCATCTGAAATTTGATCATGACTAGCCTTAAGTGCCGCGTCATCTAACCGCTCTTTAATATGAGCATCGCTAAATCCCTGGAAGATATTAATATCACTCTTGATATCTTCCGGTGTCAGTGTGTCTTCCATACCTAATCACCTTTCTACTTGCCACTTCCTGAAGTACTAGAACCACCAGTTGCTGCCTTCTTAGGCGCATTAATTGTTGGCACTACGTAATCCGTGCCAACCTTGAATCCATACTTAACCAATTGAATCTGTCGTGGATCATAGGAAACAGCAAACAGTGGCTTAGTGCCGGCCTTCAAATCAGCTTGGTAGGTGTCAGGATTAGTCTGCGTTAAGTCAACGTTAGTGCCGGCCACATGGCAAGTCACTACTCGCTTTTGAATGATAGCTACCATGCCGCCCTTTTGGAATTCATCGCGTTGTACGACTAAACCATTGTTCGGTGTAGCCGTTGCGTAATCAATGGCACCAGGCCCGAAGATTAATGCATAGGTAGTCCCATCAGAAGCAACTGGAATGCTGTCATCTTGAACGATACTCATGCCTTGGTACGTAGCAATTGGAGTTGCTGCACCAGCTGGTTGTAAGTATTCAATCAGCTGCTGCTCACGCATCTCTGAATAAGCTGCTGAGTTAACTACTAAAGTTGACAGCGTGTTATCCATCACATCGCCCATACGTGCGAGTGCCTTAACAAAGTCTGCAGCAGATAATTCCTTTTCAGAACCAACGCCATAAGCCTTGGCAGTTGCGATATCAGCATTGTTAAAAGTGGATTTAACAGTATCCAACAAAAGCTTTGTATCTTGGCGAGTCCACCAGTTGCCAAAGCGATTAGCAATCTGTTGCTGGGTGCTTGCGCCAGAAATCAAATCGCCCCAGTCAGTATTACCAAACGACTTACTTTGATACATCTTAATGCCGTGTTCCATTGCAGAGTCGACACCATTCGTTTGAATGTCATGCGTATCGTTCCATTCATCAGCATCGCCGGACAAGTCGTTCATTGCCGGGATTTCTACTGTCCGACCCGGTTGAAGCAAACGTCCACCTAAAATGGGATCGTTCTTTAAAACACCAGACGCCACAAAACGATTAGTTTGCGTATTTTGTCGATAGACCCAATCAAGAAATACTGTTGGTTCAATTAAGTTACTAAAATTCGTAGGATTGCCGTTAATTACAGCCATTACCTACACCTCCTATTTAAGTTTGTTGTACAAATCTGGATTCTCACGATAAATTTGAGTTTGCTGATCCATGTTGAGCTTGGCAAAATCTTCGCGTGTCAGCGATCCAGGAACTGTTTGACCACCGTTTTGTGGCGTATGTGTGCCCTGGACACGTTGTTCTACGCCATCTTGAACAGCCTTGTTGAACAAGTCGATAAACTTGTCGATATTGTTCTTACGTACATCGTCATCTTTAGAAGTAACGAATTCTGCAAATTCAACAGGAATCTTGCTATCCGTTAAGGCTGACTTAGTTGCAGCCAAAGCATTTTTCTCATCAACGGCGTCTAGTCGTTCCTGCAATCGTTTCTCTTGGTCTGCCAGGGCTTGTCGCTTGTCATCGAGTTCTGCTTCGGCCTTCTGTTGTGCATTCATGCCAGCGCGTTCTTCCCCTTTAGACATCCATTCTTCTTTCAGGGATTCCAGCTGACCATTAAACTTTTCTTCCAGCTGCTTAGCTTTAGCACCCATCATTTTATTCACGTCATCTTGTGAATATGCTTTACCGGATGGTTCCGGATCTTTAGGTTCTTGTTGCTGCTCCTTATTAGGATCGATTGGCTTTGGTTCTTCACCAGGTTCAGCAAAATATTGCAAGTTCATCTTCATCGTAAAAGCTCCTTTTTAAAGTCCGCAGACTAGATCGGTTAAAGTCCGAATGACTAAATTGCTTGTTCTTTTAGGGCTGCAAGTAAGAAAAAGCCCACAAAAATAGGAGTTATTATCATATAAAGAAGATAAATAACCCCTATAATTTCGATTCTTTGTTAACTACCCTTATTTGTAAGTATTTTTAAGGGGCTATTATTAAGAAATCGCCCCTAATCAAATTCACCTGTCATCATGCCGTCTAGTTGGCCATCAAGTAAATTGCCATCTTCATCGCACGCTGCCAATTGGCATCGACAACGTGGGTGCGTATCTTCTTGAGGAATCGGTGCTTGGCCGAACGGAAATATCTGCTTGTCTAATGGTTGGCAAATATCACAAACATGGTAGTCTTCTTCGGTTAGCCACATTACAAATTTAACGTCGCTATCTTCGTAAGCTTGTCGTTTGCCTTCGTTGGTGTTCTCAACCGATTGTGTCTGCATTAGTCCATCAATTCGAGATAACAGCTGATTCATTGGTGTTGCCAAGCTGTCATCAATTCGATCGCCTGACTGTGGAATGCTTCTAGTTAGCTTGTTCATTGCGGTTACCGAAATTCCTCGGCTCAGACCTTTATTTAAGGTCTCAATCATGCGATTAGCCATAACATCTTGGTGCACCCATAGTCGTTGCACGTATTCGGCCTGGTTAGTGCTCCGTGGAGCGTTTTGCTGCGAACGTGAAGAGTTATCCGCATACGCTGCCGAACGCTGTCTATTTAGTTCTGTGACACCATACAGTTCGCTTCTCGCTGTCGCAATACTCATGCCAGCCCCAATCATTGCACCCAACATATCTCGTTTGCTTAATGATGCTTTAACATAAGCAGCCTGTAACTGCTTAGATAGTTTATCGTCGGGTTGAACGTCCGTTAACATTTCGTTAATGGCAGCGTAAAAGTGTTGCGTGTCCCATGTGCTCACTGCTGACGATACTTGATTAAGAGTTAACCCACTATCATCGGCGTACTCGTTATAGAACTCTTTTAGATGGTTGGCGATAATGCTTAATGCTTGCTGATAGAAGCTATTGATCGTCTGACTGTTCGCCTTGTCCTGTTTGACCAGTTGGCGAATCTTCTGGCGCTCCTTCTTGACCGTTGTCAACGCTATCACCTACCCCATTCACGTTCTGCAGTTTGGCTTGCGCAGCAGCAATCATATCTGTCGTTCGTTCATCTTGATCGCCAGACTCATCATCTAATTGTTGTTTTTCTTGATCAGCCGGAATCCCAGTAATCGGTTCAGCCAAATTACGCAATGTTTCAGCAGAAAATTTGCCAGTCTGATTAAGACCTTGAATAAGTGTCATCGTTTCCTGATTGTTCTTAGGCAGATTAGGCGTGAATGTGATTGTCACATTGTCGGCCGGATTGTTTTCAGCGGTGATTGTAACGTCGTTATTTTTGAGATAGCTCCAATACGTCATTAGCAACCGCAACCGACGCCGTATGCCACGCTGATAAAGTGTTTCCGACATAGCCATCTCTTGGTCACTACCCCATAGTTTGTAAGCCATGGCAACACCCGATGCATTGGCTGCAAAGTTTTGGTCAGTTGTGTCGGGGGTATTTGTGTCCTTATGAATGTCGGATAACAATTGGTTAATGTAAATTTGCCACTCACTAGCATTCAACGACTTAGTCAGATAAGCTGCCGATGTTGGCACAATAGTTGGCGATCCGTTTGGATTTTTCTGGACATATGGCCGTAGATACAAAACGTTTGTGTTGCTATCAAGCACCTTTTCAACCATAACGGGTGCATTACTTTTCCCGTTGGTTGTGGATTCATTTGTATATCCACCACTCACGTTGTCAATATAAACTGGCTGACCGTCTGGCCCTAGTTTTTGCTCTGACTTACCGGAATTGTTGGCAACTTTTCCGTTGATCATCAGCATTGAATTGCTAAAGTCTTCTTGGCTGTTAGCCATTTCAGACAACGCTTGGTCATAGGCGTCAATCTCATCGAGTTTAGTCTCCCAAGCGCCCACGCGTTCCTCATTTAAGCTATATTCAGTTAACGGTACTTGTTGGAAAAAGTGTTCTTCGGTGTCTGTCAGAGCCCAATCACTATCGGGTTCGTCACCCGCTGTAAAGTGATAAATGTTCTTATCCGTATAGACTTCAACTTGATAGTTTGTTTCATCTGCCACCTTAACGACGTAATAACGCACAGCAAATAGTTCTACGGGTTCTACGTCGGTAGACCAGACTACGAACGTACTATTGGGATCGATTGCCGTAACTCGTGGATCTTTTGACCCGTCTGATACATATAGCAGCTCATACGAACGACCAGTATTCGCTAAATTCTTGCCCATAATCTTTTCGTGATACGGCTCATCGTTGGTTTGATTAAAGTCATCTAGTGCTTGCATTGGCCCTTCGCCAGTATCAGCGTCATCATCTTTGTTTTGGTACCCGAACGTTAATGGCGTGCCAAACTCATATCCTACTTGGATGTTAGTAATATAGCGCGCCAATGCGCTAGAGATACGGTTATCTGCTCGATGGCTCTTCTTGTTAGACAACCAGTAATGAATGTTATTGTCTGCTTGGTAATAACGTTCCAATTCAAGAATTCGTGGCAATTGATTTGTGTAGTGATCGTTAACGTACCACTGCACTAACTCTTCAAACGCCGCTGGGGTATCTTTAATAGCGTCCCAGGTTGCTTGTGGAATGCTGTATCTTTGGTTGGTGTCGAACGAATAACGCCCACCATAACGCTTACCATTTAACAGGCTAATCGAGTTAGGCTCAGGATTAATCGACAGGCTGTGAGCTGTTTTGTCGTTTGTCTCTGCCATCATTGTTCACCTCGCTTTCATGCAGTTGGCAATAATTGTGTGCAAACTTAACGGCCAGCAACCTATTAGAGTCGCTGACCGTTTTATCTTGTTCGTTAATGTTCTCGCTAATCAATTCTGCCATTGCTTCAATAATATATTTAACATCTAAACCAATTGGTACTGAATAAGTAATGCCTCTATCGGTAAATTCTAGTGGCTTGCCATTCAGCATTGGTTCAAACACATTCATATCAAGTGGTGCTGTGTCCTTAGTAGTTGCTTGTTTTTTCCACTCTTTCATTGTCATGAGCTTTGCCATCAATTTCACCTCAAAACCTATGCTTAAATGTCTAATCTAGGTGTACTCTATATAGACATTACAGCTTACAAGACCAAATATCCTATAAATCTAAATTCTGTAAGCTTAAAACCTGTTTTTTATTTGTTTAATCAACTGTCCATTTTGAGTGTCTATTTTAAATTACCAAACATCATCAGGATAATCGATCAACCCATTATCAGCTAATAGCTTTGTTTGATCGTTATAACTGTTATCCGATTGTTTGTTATTTTGATTCCACAGCTTGGTTGCAATCGCATATCGTACAGCGTCCATGACATGGTCATGCTCTTTAACCGGCTCACCCGTTTTGTCATTCCAAACATACTGATAAACCTCATCCAAGAATTGTTGCATGCCTTCTTGAACAGCCATAAACTTATGCTGCTTAATAAGCCCTGCAACTTGTTCAATGCCCTTTAAAACGGATTTATACGCATACTGAGCGTTGATGTTATTTTCCTTGAACTCATCAATATGTTCAACCCGGGCCGTGTCACAATAAAATGGAATATTATACCCATAGTCTTGTTGTATCTGCTTAGCGACACTAACCCAATGGTCAATCTGTTGTAAATTGCCGGTGTGTTCCTCAACCAAGTACGTATTACCCCGATTATCGTCAGCAAGCACCACAATCGACGTATCGTGCTCGTAGCCCCAATCGACGCCACAATAGTAGTTAAGTGTTTGATCCGCGGTACGTTTATCAAACTCCGAGTGGCTAATAACATTCTTGGACTTATCGAAGTCGCCATAAACTAATCCTTCACCAGCAACCCACAATCCTAAGATGCTGCGATCATAGAACATGCCACTCATTTGCGCCTTCATATCATGCACGTACTTCTTAGGCAAAAATGTATTGTCGTCCATCGTGAAGTGATTGTAAATTATACCTTTTGACTCGTCCTTAGCCTGATCAATGTACTTTCGTTTCAGCCAATGGGTTGGCGTATCTGGGTTGGTATCACCAATGATTCTAGCACCTTCAAATCCACGTACACGATTACGAATTTCTGCGAATGCTTGTTCATTAGCTAGTGACATTTCATTGATATAAGCTCCCCAGGCATTCATACCACGAATAGATGCCATACCGGCAATTGAACCCGTATAGGCTTGTACAACACGCACGCCAAACAATTCAAAAGCGCCATGCACATCAAACTTAATATTAAGCATAGGGTAAGCCTGCATGATTTCTTGCAGCACGTTGTTAGCGATCGTCTTACTAGAAAATCCGGCTAGAATGTATTGTGCTTTCTTATCCATCGATTGGGCTAACTTGCCAACACGTAATAGCTCACGCAAGAACATGTCATTGTCAATGACCGTCTTGCCAGAACCAACGGCCCCACTATTGATCATTAGCGACCAGTCGTCACGGTCAAACTGCTTGAAGACTTCGACTTGCTTCTTTGTATACTTCAAATCAGCATAAGTCGTCATTTGCCGCTGTCCTCCTTCAACCGCTCGAACATCTTGTCAAACTGCTTGTCAATATCTTGGCCACCGCTTCTAGCATCACGAGCCTTTTGTTCTGCCACATCAGCCTCAGCTTCTAGCTTGCGAATCTTTTGTTCTTCGACCTCTTTGCTGTCATTTTTGAGCTTGCCATTTAGTTTGAACCACAGTTCAGCTGCAGCTACCTGCTCTTTAGTTGAGGCTGGTGTCAATGTTGTGTTATCTACCATGTATTCCATGCGAGCAGCAAGCGAATCATCATCGCCTGCTGCTTCTTTAGCCAGATTATCAATCTGCACATAATGACGCTCAATTTCCTTGCCGGCACTGATACGGTAAATATTTCTAAGCACTTCGTCAGCTTCATCAGATTCGTGTTTTTCAACATCGCCAGTCTTTTGTTGAATATAATTTTGAATTCTAACATTTTCTAACAATTTCTTAGTTCCAACACTGGCATAGTTCTTAGAGTATCCTGCGCTTATAGCCGATTGATAAGCGTTGTTAGTTTTGATGAATTCGTTAGCAAACTTGCGCTGTTTTGCTGTTAATTTACGTGTCATTACATACCACCACGCCTCCGTTTCTTTTCCAAACTAAAAGCGCCATGCTTCTTAGCACGACGCTCACGTTTCTTCTTATCAGCCAACCAACGCTCTAAGTCATGATAGCAATGGTTCTCTGCTGGGCTAACGTAGCCATACTCAGTGTGTCGCATGTAGCCACACTCCCAACACAATAATGAGTAGCACCATCAGCAGGCCGAATATTAAGTTGTCCCGTTGATAGTTTCTCATTGCCATTCCTCCAAACTAAAAGGCCGCCTTGTTAGAGACGACCAAGTGTATGATTGCCAGCGATGCAATTCTGGCTAATACAAATGGAGTTACATATTAGGAAATATTTTTGGGGGTGTTCCCTAATACAGTTCCATTGTAAGCGTTATCTTCACATAAGTCTTAGATAACGCTCGTTAAATGTGGTTGGTGTGGAATCGAACCACACGCGGTAATGAGCCTCCTGACGTGGACTTTTTCTATTTCAGCCACGTTTCAACCACCCGTCGACTTACGCTTTTAAGCTTAGCGTATAGAACTCGCATTTTGGTATTGCGCTATACCGTGGTTGCTGACCAATGTACTTGGCAGGGAGTCGAACCCTACACTTAATCTGATTCTAAGCACCAACTTCTATGCCGGTGTCGAACCGGCTCGCCATCAGATATCAGATAATGCCATTAGGCTTTAGCGTTTCTACCTTTTCGCCACAAGCACGCTTGGGCACTCAGTCAATGAACGGGAGAGTCCATCTCCTTTGAGTTATTTGCCCAATACGTGCAACGGGAGTCGAACCCGTATCTTCTTTACTCTGCCGTTGAGCTATGCACGTCCATTTCATCAATCGCTTATGGTACCAATTTACACCCAAATTAGGGGTCAATTTTCTCGGTTTTTTCCACTTTTCACAAATCGTATAGTCCTAATCCTTTAGCACACTTTTTTATAAACAAATTTTTCAGCTTATATGCTCGTGACTTGCCGACGCTAAGCAGGTTATTTTCGACCATTCCTGTTAAGGTATAGCGCGGATATTTTCGAAAATATTGTTCATTAATAATTGCTTGCGTATCGGGCCCCACTTCATCTAAGCAGTCATCGATAACCTGACGCTGCTTTTTGAGTGCGTTAATCCGCTTGTCCTCATCTAGTGTGATAATTAGCCGGTCTGTGCTATCGTTGAACCCGTTCTGTGCTCGACCGCCGCCAATGTTCTCATCAACCGGCGTTACCGGATAACGTAATTCCTGTTCGCGCTGTTCAATGTACTTATCAATCTTGGGATAATCACGTAGAATATCCTCTACCGTTCTAATCGTTGATCGTTTCACCAATCATGCCTCCTAAAATGGCCGTGTAAGCTCGTGTAGCACGTTAGTAATCTCCGCATTGCTCAGCATACCTAAAGCAATGTAAACTTCCTTAGGAACGCTGTGATCGCTTAATTTGGATTGAAACTCGGCTAGCCCCATCAATACATCGTCTTTCGGCACCAATGATTCCAGATAGCCCAGCAGCATACGTTGGTTGCCGTTCATTTCGTCTCGTGTTTTATCCAAGATTAGTCCTCCTACATAAAATAAGAATTTTGTTTAAAATCCTCTATCAAAATCGTGGCCAAAGGAGCACGCCGTTAGATTCGAACTCTTCTAGCTTTTCTTCAATGCTTAACTCTGCCTCGGAATCATCGCAATTTTTCAACTTATTCCAAGCCTCTGGTGACGATAGCTCTAGGCAATCGACATCTGGTTCCATATCGCGATCTGAGACGTTATCATAATACATGTTGATTGCTTCTTCTTTTGTGTTAGTGGAGATCAAAGCGTAGTAATCTGCCTCATTCTTAGGATTAAACTCAAAATACCGGTGTGTAATTTCTGTTGTCATTTTCATTATTTTTCCTCCTGCATAAAATTAGAAATTTTATACCATTGTAAGCTCATGAATAACCTCGTTGCGTTCCTTCGCTGACAGCTTGTTAATCGCGTTGCGTTGGCTGTTGCTCAGCTTGGTAAAGTGATTGCCACACCACACTAACGCCTGTGCCACATCGCCGCCATAACTTGCCATGCCTTGCATCACGTAATTGCGATACTCAATCTGTTCGTGTGTCATGCTGTGCCTCCACTTGATATCCTTCTAGCCACGCTTTGGCAACTAATTCTTGATATTTATGATAACGAGCATAATCAAATTGATAGGTTCCCGGCGTGAGTGCCATCCAGTCGCGCATCTGCTCTGGCCGCCTCTCCGAGCACAGCATGTCACCAATTGATATATGCTTTTGTTTACACTCCTCAATCCAGTCAGCAACGGACTTAGGGATCACAGGTAGTTCTGCATACGTCTTCTTGAAAATGTCATCAGCAATCGGCCAATGTTCGCCGTTTACGCCAGTGGCAATCCAATCGCCTATAACTACTTTCCCCGCTCCTTCTAAATATAATTCGGGACTATGTTGTGTTCCAATCATTGTTCCCGCGTCCATCATTTTGTATTTTTCCACCATTTCTCTACTGCCATCAAACCGTTCAGCCTTAATCGTTGTCGTTTTACGGTATGTCTTAATCATGCTGCACCTCCAATAGTTCTGGGTTCGTATGCACGTTACCAATGACTTCAATGATTGGTGGAGTATACAACATGATTTGATTCTTAAAATCCCCCAGCCAGAAAGAACCCCATCTAAAATTGACAGTTTCTACCATGCTACTACCATCATAGCCGTCATCTATATCAGGTTCTTGATAGTAACCACGAACAATGTCGCCTTCGTAGATTTCCTTGCCATTGGCATCTTTCAGGCCGGTAGACTGTAATAATTCAACGTGATCATTTTTTATATCCCAAGTTTCATTTTTACCTTTTACGATAACATTTACAGAACTGGGTGTTCCTAGTGTTTCACCATTTTGAATTGCTGAAACATAATCAGCCATTATCTTCCTATACCCGTTCCACGCTCTAAATTTTGGTATCATCATTCGCCCTCCCAATCTCAACATCACTCGGTGCTACCTCAATATGCCTGTGGCTGCCTTCAACTTTCATCATCGCTAACCGCATATCACCACGAGTAATCCAGCATAGCCATGTGGCTGATTGCTTAACGTGATGGCGTGGGTGGTAATACACCTTATCGCTGTGCTTCATTTTCTGCCTCCCGTGTTAAATCCCGACCAAGTACAATAACATTTTTGGCGATGTACTCCTACTCAAAT